TATTAAAAATAATAATACTCAAGATGTTAAGAAAGTAGTCGACTATTTAAAAAAAAATAATAAAGAAGAAGCATATTATCATAAAAAAGTTTTTAGACCATGGGGTTATTATATAAATGTTTATGGATATGATAATAATGGATTTAAAATGAAAAATATTGTAGTATATCCATCTAAAAGATTATCATTACAATCACATAATTTTAGAAGTGAACATTGGGTTATTGTGAAGGGTACTGCTAAAGTTCAAGTTGGTAATGATGAATTTATTATGAATGCTAATGAACATATTTATATTCCTATTAAAACATTACATAGAATTGAAAATATTGGAACTGAATTAATGGAATTTACAGAAACACAAATTGGTTCATATTTAGGCGAAGATGATATTATTCGTTATGAAGATGATTACAATAGAACATAATTTATAATTTTTTATTAAAAATATTATTTTATATATTATAAATATATAAAATATTATGATTATAAATATAAATATGAATATAAAAAAAGAAATACTTCTTAGAACAATAAAAATAATAGATATTGGATATATAATAGTATTATATTTTATATTCGGATATTTTTTAGTAAGATTATTAGATAATTTATTTATAAAAATATATTCAAATGATTTTACAAAAAAAAATAAAATAATATTATTTTTCGAGATTTTATCACAAGTAATAATTACAGGTATTGTATCATATATTGGTAGAAATATTATACAAATTATACCATATCCATTAAATGGTATATATGGATTTGATCATATGAAAGTTAAAGAATTAACAACTGGTGCATTATTAACTATTTTCTTATTTTCATTTCAATATAAACTTCAAGACAAAATAATATATTTTAAAGATATTTAGATAAAATAACTATAATATCTAATTTATAATATTGTTATTATTATTGTTATTATTATTGTTATTGTTATTGTTATTGTTATTGTTATTGTTATTTTTATAATTTCTTAATAAAAAAATACTACTATTTAATAATGTATTTACTCCATAATTGATTATTAAATATTTATCCTTTATACATATACCATAACTTAGTCCAAATGATGATGCAAATATCCAAATCATCCATATCAATTTATTTGAATATTCATTGTAAGGCTTATTCATAAATATAGAATAACATAAATTATATAATTCAGGAACATATCCAATTACAACTAAAACTGAAGATACTATTGATAAATATTCATATATCATTATTAATCTAATTATTAAATTATTTCTTTATATCATTTGAATATAATAAATAAAATGAATTAATACCATCATTAGGTAATATTCCAACTGTTTTAAACATAGATGTTTGTACTTCATTCTTCATCATTTCATCTAAACTATCTCGTGGTGACATATCCGGGCCCTTATTCATTTCTAATAAATATGGATGTAAATCATTATCAAAAATAATATCTGCACCAAATAATTGGAAAGTAACTGCACCTTCTATATTTTTACTTTGATACAAATTTTTAAAAATACATAATGATACTTCTCTCATTAATAGATTTATTTTATTAAATAAATATTTTCCATTACTATTTCTACTAGAACTATTATTATTTTTATCAATATAATCTATTAATTCATTAAAATCACGTGGATTACTTTTATAAACACTCATATCTAAATGATAACTTGTTATATTTGATTCAAAATCAAAATCATCATCATTGTATTTTTTATTTGTATATATACATTTTCCATTTTTACATAAATAAAAATTTATTTTATTATCTTTAATTAATATTAATAAATAAATACGTAAATTTACTTTTCGTCCATTTACTAAATAAAGATTTCTAATATATTTTTGAGCAACTCTATAATCATCCTTATAAGCATTTATTATTTCAAAATAATTTTTTGTTAATTTTAATCCCTCTTTTCGTTGAACATTCTTTTTTAAAATATAAATATCATTTCCATTATAATTATAATTTTTTCGAAAAACTTCCATTTCATTATAATCATCTAATATATAAGACTCCGGCATAAGAGTACTTGCATGTTCCCGACCAAAACAATTTAATAATGACTCCCAAATTTTATTTTTACTTACAATAGTATCACAACCATTTACACCAAAAATGTATTTATTTGTTTTATCATCTTTTATTAATATTTTTTTTAATTCTTGTTCTACATTATTATACCCACATGGTAAATAAATATTCCAATTATCTTGTGATTCTAATATTCCATTAGTATCGAATATATTTTTTGTAATTTTACCTAATAATTTATTCTTACATCTATAATATGAAAATGTACTATTTCCATTTTCAAATTTTTCAAAAATAATATTATTTTGTGGGTTTTTCATTTTTTTTATTAAAAATAAAAATATAAATAAAACTAATAATATTAATATTAATAATATTACATTTGATGATTTTTTTTTCATAACTAATATTTATAAAGATCTTTTTTATTTTTATATATTTATATTATATATGAAATTTAATAAAATTAAAAAAAATATTATTAAAAGTATTAAAAGTATTAAGAACATTGCTAAAAATAAATATATATTATCTTTAATTGTTATTTTAACAATTATTGCAATAATTGTTCTATTAATATATTTTTTTAAAAAATATGAAAGCTTTTCAAATAAACAAGAAATTATGGGTGATTATTTTTTTTTAGCACAACCTTCAAATAATAATTTTTTGGAAGATACATTAATTTCCAATTTTATTGAGTCTTTTAATAAAAATGCTAAAACAGCAAGTACTACAGTCCAATTACCTGTAAAAATAACAAAACCATATCAAGATGATAATATTGTAAAATATTTACGAAAAACTGTTATTAATGATGAATTAAAATATTATATTAAATATGGTCATTGGCCTTATTGTAACTATGTACTTAAATGGCTTAATAATGATAAAAAAGAAATAAATAAATTGCAACAATTTTTTGGTAATAAACCAGCTACTATACATAATCTTCAGATATTATTTTCAAATAGAGCAACATATCAATTATTAATATTTCCATCTGAATCTAAATTAAGTATTCCACCATATTCATACCAAATTTATTCAGGTATGATTAAGCCACCACAAACTTTACATTATTTATCAGAAGATGAATATAATAGTTTAGTTAATTCTTGCAAAAGTAATGATAATAATGATGATTATGAAAAATATAAACATTTAGAAAAACCTCCTAATGGGGGATATAATTGGAGCGATGATACAATTAATAGTTTTGTACCTTTTTTCCCAATTAATACTAATAAAATATTAAATAATCCTGATACTACTGTTCATCAAGGACCGCCATTTAATAGTGACCCATATTATCAAATTTTTAAAGGATTTGCAACTGATGATGAAGCAAAATATTATATTAAAAATGGAGCATGGGAATATCCTACTCATGTAACAGATTGGGTCAATAGAAATCTTGATAAATTAAATAATTATTTTGAAAATTCATTTAATAATTCTGATACTCTAAAAAATATTACTACTTTATACCCACCATTATTAACATATTTAACGTTTTTATATAATGATGAACAAAATGATAAAACAAAAAAATCTGTACAATATTTTACAAGAGCATTACCACCCCCACAACCTAATAGTTTTTCACATTTATGTAATGAAATTATAGAAGAAGAATATGATTATAATTATTAGATTATTCTATTTTTTTACTATTTTCATTATTGTAAAATATATCTAAAATAAATTTATTGTTACATTGTTTATTATCAGTAAAATTATAAAATGCTTCATAAATATATTTTCTACTTTCACTATTATTCATTAACTCTTTTATCATATATGCAAGAAACTCTTTTTTTATAGGAATACCATTTCTTTCTTTATATTCTATTTGTATTGTTTCATATAATTTCATATAAAGAATAACAACCTTTATATCATTAAAGTCCTTGAAATAATTATCATAAAAAGACCTAAAATCTTCATTAGCCATAACAACATCTAATGAATTAAAAAAATCATTTTTTTGTAATATTTTTTTTCCTTCTTCTAATATATTATTTTGCAAATCATTATTTATAGGAATAATTTTATTATTTTCTGATTTTTCCATCTTTAATATTAAATAATATTACTTAAATTATTTTTATATTTAGAAAATAAAAATTAAAAATAAAAATATTATTAAAATATAAAATGTATGGTCCACTATTTCATATATTAATACCTGTTTTAGCAGCAATTATAATGAATGGTATTATTTATACATTTGGTATATATAAATATTCTGAAAAAACTGAAAAGAAAAAAATTAATCCATATATTCCACCAGGATATATTGTTGGTTCTATTTGGGTAATTATTTTAGGTTTATTAGGTTATGTTCATTATTTAATTTATAAAAAATATAATTCAATATCATTTACTTCACTATTAATTGTATTTGTAATTTTATTTTGCATATCTTATCCAGTAATAACTGGTCTTAAAGTTAAAACTGGATTATTACTTAATTTAATAACACTTATTTTAGCATTTATATTAGCTTTATTCATAATAGTTGAATCAAAAGTTATGTTTATTTATTTAATTCCATTATTAGTATGGGCAAGTTATGTAAATATTGCATTTACAATTCAATGTTCTGAAATTATTTAGGTTTGCATGGAAATTTATAAAAATATTTAATATAAGAACAACTATCAATATTAACTTCATCTACATTGTTTTTTTGGGTTTCTTCTTTATTAATTTCCTCTTTTTCAATAAAAATAATTAAAGCATGATTTATTAAGCGGTCTTTTTTAATATTTATTGGAATTTTAATTGCCATTTCTCCATTATAAATCTTACCATTACTTAAAAATTCTGAAATTAATTTATTTTCATCTTTACATCCTAATTTTTACATTGGTGTTTCTAATTCTTGAACAAATAATGACTCTTCTATATTAACTTTCATAGCTTCACAAAAATTTTGAATTTTTTCATACCACTCATATGATTTTTTATTAGATGTTTCTTTTAATTTTAATAATTCATCTTTTCTT